ATAGTTGCTACAGTAATAGGTATATTCCAATTTAAGTGAAATATATTTTAATACTTTATCTTTGTTCTTTTGCAACTGAACCACAATGTTTCCAAGAACAAATAATAAGTCAAGAATTTTCAAATTACCATGACTGTATAACTCAAGGTTATATGCACTCTTATAATCATTTAAAAATGTTTGACCCAGATGAAATAAATCAAAAGAAATTAGCAATTAGATTTGCTTGTAAAGATATGAGTACGCCTACATGATTGATAAAATAATTCTTAAATTTTGTGGCTGGATTGACGACTTATCAGACAAAGTAGTTGAAGTTTTAACATTTGATTTTCCTAATTGTAAAAAGAAAAAAACAAAAAATAAAAAGTCACCTGATAACAGAATGGATTTCCCATTAGAATAAATGAGAGATATAAAAATTTTAGAAAGTTTCAAAAAAAGAATTGAAAAAGAATTAAAAGAAAAAAACGTATTTAAACATTTAAGAAAAGAAGTTGATATAAATGGTAATGGTACAAGAGGTTATCTTATCAAAGCAGGTATCAATAAAGGTAAATACATAAAATGAAAAACAATAAATGGATTTTACCTTTTCTTGGAACAATTCTAATGGGTTTGTCTACTTATGTTTTAATTACTGTAGTAGAACTACAAGTACATCTAGGTATGTTAAGTGAAGAAATAATGTCTATAGATAAACAAATAGGTAGAATATATGCCCACATGGACAGGTTAATGAAATAATTATGAGTGATAAATTAAAACAATTACATGAAGTTCTAGCAACTGAACTACTAAAGAGAGTAAGTGACCCTGATGCAAAGTCAGCAGATTTAAATGTAGCTAGACAGTTTCTTAAAGATAACAATATAGATGCTGTTCCTACAGAAGATAGTCCTTTACAAAAACTTATAGAAGAACTTCCATTTGATGAAAAAGACAAACAAGTTATCAAAAATTAACGATTTTAGAAATTTTCTATACCTTACTTGGTTACATTTACGTCTTCCTGAGCCTACCAAATGTCAATTTGATATTGCTGATTATCTAGCTAATGGTTCAACAAGGTGTATTATTAGTGCTTTTAGAGGTGTAGGAAAGAGTTGGATTACAGCTTCTTATGTACTTTGGAGACTATTATTAGATAACAACTTAAATATATTAGTTGTATCAGCTTCCAAAAACAGAGCAGATGATTTTAGTACATTTTGTTTAAGACTTATGTCAGAGATGTCTATTCTTAAACATTTATATCCTAGAGGTGACCAAAGACAATCTAAGATTAGTTTTGATGTGGCCACAGCGTTAGCATCACAACAACCTAGTGTTAAATCTTTAGGTATTACATCACAGCTTACAGGAAGTAGAGCAGATATTATTATTGCTGATGACGTAGAAACTTCTGGTAACACTCAAACTCAATTTATGAGAGACAAGTTATCTGAAAGTATAAAAGAGTTTGAAGCTATAATTAAACCTAAAGAAAACAGTAGAATTGTATTTTTAGGTACACCACAAGTAGAACAATCAATCTATAATAAACTTCAAGAGAGAGGTTATAAGATTAGATATTGGACTGCTAGATACCCAAGTGAGAAACAATTAATTTCTTATAATTCAAATCTAGCACCTATGATTAATAATACTTGGAAAGATGAAATGGTAGGGAAACCAACAGACCCTACAAGATTTGATGAAAAAGACTTATTAGACAGAGAAGCAAGTTATGGCCGAATAGGTTTTAACATGCAGTATCAATTAGATAGTTCTTTATCTGATTTAAATAGATACCCATTAAAATTATCAGACTTGTCAGTTATGACATTAAATCCTGATAATGCTCCTGAAAAAGTTATATGGGCTTCTAGTCCTGAACTTAAACATAATGATATACCATGTGTAGGACTTCAAGGTGATGGATACTTCAGGCCAATGCAAACACAAGGAACTTGGTTAGATTATACTGGGTGTGTTATGTCAGTTGACCCTTCAGGTAAAGGTAAAGACGAAACAGCTTATAGCGTAACTAAATTTTTAAATGGAAATATTTTTCTTGTTGATATTGGCGGTTTTAATAGCGGTTATAGTGAACATACTTTATCAAAACTGGTAGAAGTAGCTAAGAAGCATAAAGTTAAAAAGATATTGATTGAAGAAAACTTCGGTCAAGGTATGTTTAGTGAACTACTTAAACCATACCTAATAAGGCAATATCCATGTACTACAGAGCCTATTAGACAGCAATCTAACAAGCATAGGCGTATATTAGACACTCTAGAGCCTATTATAGCCCAACATAGGCTTATAGTTTGTCCTTCGGTTATACGTAAGGATTATGAGGAAACTAACGCTATGTATCCTGCTGAGACAGCTTTAAGATACCAATTATTCTACCAAATAAGTAGATTGCAGAAAGGTGCTAATACTTTAACCCATGATGACCGTATAGATGCCCTACAGATGTCTTGTTATTATTGGATACAACAATTAGCAAAAGACCAAGATTTAGCCTTTAATCAAAGAAAAGAAGAAATGTTTAGAGTAGAAGTAGAGAAATACTTTGGTGAACCTGACCCTCTAACATGGATTAAGATATAGGTTTTAACTATAGTTTACTTGTTTTTGCACTTTTATAAGATAATCCAATTAAGTGCCACTATAGGGAATAACCTTATAGTTTAATCTATAGTTACCTTTGTAAAAGAGAAGAATAGAGATAAATATAAATCAATAACAAGTAAGTTATAATTAAAACAGATAGTTAAACCTATGGTAAACAAAGTGATATACTTAAAGAGTGTCTTTAAAGGTCTAAAACCTGATAAGAAAGTTACTAAACTTATTGATGATGCTATTGTTAAAAGTGAAGTACTAACACCTATTAAGAAGAAGAAGTCTATTATAGATAGTCGACAGTTTATCCTGAAGAATACTGAAGACTTTCTTTTCTATGCTGTTGATTATTCTCTACAGGAGAAGTTTGATAGCACCGTATGGTCACCAGAGGAATAATTTGGTATAAAAATCTGACAACCTTATCGTAGTACACATTTTACAAAAGTCCCCATAGGCCACGCCTGTAATTTTACAGAGGGGTATGGGTACTATCTACAGCAAATGCAACATGTGTTGCACAAAACATAAATAAAAACCTTATGGAATAACAAAAAGCACTAGTCTCTTGAACTAATCAGATGGATTTTTGCAGATTTTTCGCAAATAAATAATTTGCTTTCATCTCTCTCATTATCTGTTTTGAAACTTAAAGTCTAATCTGAATGTTTATGCTTATCACCACAATCTTTGTGGAAACTATCTTCTAACTTATGAATGTTATCGTGGTACTTTGGTTCTCCATAGTTTTCCATAAGTGAGAAAGGTACAAGTGCTATGAACTTAGACCAACTTACATTATTTTTAAAAGGTATCTTTCTAAGTACTTCTCTTGTTCTTGGGTGTATTAAAATAAACTCATTAGCTTGTTCTAGTATCATTCCATAAACAGGGTCACCATCTTCAAAGTAAGCCATGATAAGCCTATTAACACATTTTTTACTAATACTGTTCTTTTTGTTTTCAATATATTTACCTGAGAATATAAATACACTTCCTGTGTATGCTGTACCACTTACACAAAGATAACCAAATACAGGAGACCAAGCAGTAATTAAATCATGCGGTACAGGCATTGATGAAGGTTGTGTAGGATTTAATGTACGAACTTTACTATTTTCTATAATTTGACCATAAATAGGTAAATCTTTAATTTCACTATGTTTAGTTTTTTCTACAAGTTTTGAACTGTATGCTTGTTTAATCTTATAGTAATTCTCTAGTGTAATATTTTGTGAGTTACTTGCACGATATAGAACATTCTTATCAATACCTGCTGTAGCAATAATTTTTTCTCTACCATATTGCTTAATAAGTTTATTAATAAATTTTGAAAAATCTTCCAAAGACGTAGGCGAAGTATTCATAAAATCAGCTATTGTCTTTTCGTTTATCATAAATCTATCCTATAAAAAGTAATATGTTATTTTAAATTTTTTATCAACCATTATTTTTATAAATGGGGTTGCAGTCTCATATAAAATGTGCATAAGATAATCTTACTGATTTGCGAGAATTAATCTCTTATATCAGTAGAATAGGATAGATAAATATGAGTGTATATATAATAGAAACACCATCAAATCGTATGGTGTGTAAATGTCAATTTCTTTTCACAATAAAACTGCATAAATCTGAGGATTTGTCTAATCAGATGAAAAAACAGGTGAGGAAATTAAAAGTTGGGGAAGCTGTTAAGTTTCCCAACGGTCTTAAAGTAAAGCATTTGTCTGACCAGATGGTTGACAATATGGTTACATATATAAAGAGACGTAACATAAATAAGGATAGCAATGATAGTAGCAGTTCCAGTTTATGACGATTGGGGTCACGCTTTAAATAAGCTAGAGAAACCTAAGTTAGCGAAAGCCTTAGAGGATACTAGAGATAACTTAAAGCCTAGTGAACCCAAAGTAGAAATACTGGTGATACAGCAACCTGAAGATATGATTTAGGTAGTTGCAGTTGCAATTTAGCACAATGGCTAAAGCTAGATATACAATGTTTTACCCAGTTAAAATTAATTTGTAGTGTTCTATTGATGTTCTGTTGAATAATGATATTTATAGGCTATCTATTTAAAAAATCTAAATGTTGTAAGTTGATAACATCAAACACAATATGTAGTGAATTTAGGGTAGTGCAGTCATTAGTAGTTGCATTACTGCAAGTTAGGAGATAAAACTTATGAAGTTAGGAAATAAAATAATAATGATGTTAGCTTACAGCTTTTGTTATGTTTGGCATAAGGTTCGTTGTAGAGCCTTCAGACGGATAGACGATTTTAATTATCACGTCTTTGCCATTGACGCTAACCCACAGTTACCTTTTTATAAAAAGATTGTTGAGATTAATAACATCTTTGAAAAAACTGTATCTGTAAAAATCGCAGATGTCTGCATTAGATTTTCAGTAGATAAAACATTGAAACATTCTGATGTAACCATTGAAGAAATACCTGAGTGGGCAGTCAAGAGAGCATTAACAAAATCTAACGAGCAACATCACAAAGCAACAGTTCATACATTGAACAGAGAGGGAAGTGATGTCAAAAGAAGCAGTCGTAGGTAACTTAACTTTTGATAGGGAGTTTCTTGCTAAAGTAAAAGCTGTAGAAACTGCTAGAAGAAAAACGCTACATACAAATGGTGTACCAATGCACTACATGTTAGCGTTTAAAATAATATGTATACTTGATGAACAAGATTTATCTATCGAGAATATATCTGTAAAGTACAGAGATGTTTTTGGTAGAGGTATCAATGCTTCATCATTATCAAGAACACTTTTATATTTATCGGAAAAACCTAAAGGTGGAGTGTTAGGATTAATTACTTATGTTGATAATCCTTTCGCACCTTCAGATGGTAGATTTAAAGGTGTTGGTTTAACTGCAAGTGGTATCAGATTAAAAAAGATATTGTTAGGCCAAAGTATTACACCTGCAACTGAACATGTTAAATCAAAAATAAGGAGTGTTAGATAATGGAAATACCAAAAGGTATATATCGTAGAGGTGACAGTCTACAAGTACTTACAAGAAAAAGAATTAAAGGTGAGAAGAAACCTTTATCTCTTTCTGCTTCAGTACAAATAGATGAGTATAACTCATTAGACGAAGCTATAGTTGAAGCTAAGAAACTAAAGAAACTACAAAAGGAAACTATATCTACAAATGGTTTTAACAATACATTAAAAAAGAAAGTTAGAACTGTAGGTATACTAGGTGAAGTAATGCAAGACGTGTTAAAAGAAAAAGAACACATGTCATCTTATGTAAATCATAAAATCTATGCGAAAGATATTCTTGAATATTTTCCAAGAGATATAAGATTAGATGAGATGCAAACACAGCAACATTACAAAAACTTTAAAATAAAAATGCAAGATTTAATTTTAGCTAGACCTAGAAATAATCTTGGTAGTTACAACACAAGAAGTTTAAATAAACGATTAGGTTTTCTTCGTGATATATTTAAACATGGTTTGACTAATAGATTATTGTCAGCAGATAAATTATTAGATAATAGTCCTGATGCTATAGCTAGACACATGGGTTGGAGAAATGAAGCTGTGATTGAAACTAAACAAAAGAATATAATTACACCGCAAGACGAACAAGACATTGTTGATGAAGCTACATTTGATGGTGAACAAGAATTTGTTGATGCGTTCAGATGGTTATTAAATGGCTATGGTATGCGTATTGAGTTTGAGTTTCAGAAACTAACAGTTGATTTGATTAAGTTTCCAAGAGGTAAAGATACTAAATGCACAATCAATTTTTTCCGAAATAAAACACAGAAGTGGTCAGGTGAATTACCTATGAATGAAATAACTAAAGAGATTGCATTAAGATACAGGTCAGTAGCTTTTGCAAGAGCAGATAAAAAGTTATTTCCTACCATGACTAAACGTAGACTACGTACATTGTTTGAGAAATATTCTAAAAGATTAAATTTAGATATTACACCTTACTGTACGAAGCATACGTTCATTACAAGATTAGCTGAGAACAAAGTACCTGTTAAAACTATATCTAAGATTGCAGGTATCTCTGTAGACACAGCTTTAAAATATTATAACCAAGTATCAGATGAAGGTATGGAAGAAGCTATGCAGTCATTAGAGCATGATAGTAGTAAAGTAGTCTCTATGTTTGGTCATAACAGAAAGGTGGTAAAACAATGAATATAGTTTGGCCAATAATCTTACAATGGCAAAAAGAAAACAAAGAGTTTATGGAAGAAGCTAAAAGATTAAAAAAGATAAGTAAAAAAAGATTTATTCTTCATTTTTTACCTCAAGTTAAGAAGTTGAATAAATAAATGAAACCTGCTAATTACACTAAAAATTATGGGCGAGTGGTGGAATTGGTATACACGATAGTCTTAGGAACTATTAGAGCAATCTGTGCAGGTTCAAGTCCTGTCTCGCCTACCAGAAGCAACAACTGGAAAACGCTTGTT